CAGAATGTAAGGCCAATGGCTATTTTTTGCACGGAATAGCCTGCCCTTTAATAATTTTGTTGCCAACGATAGATACAGCCGTTTTTTTGCCAGGATCAACCGATTCGATTTTAAAATCAAAGTCATAATAAACATCTTCCTCATCGGAAGGGGTGATCATCACGCGAGAGGCTGTCACAAAAGTATTTAAAAGTGTGGGCGTAAATGCCGGATCATACTCTGCATTCATATTATCGCTAAAATAGGCCGTCTTGGTCGTATCGATTGTGATGACAGTTCCAGGAGGGCCGCTTGTGAACGAGTTTTCCCATTTAGCCGTAGATGCATACCCGCTATAGCAGAAAGTAAAAGACCCACTCCACAAATTAACTAGAACGAGTTGATTGATATCGGTATCAAACGCCCATCTTATCTGGCTATTCCCCCCAAATTCAATGAGGTAATCTTGCCCATTGTGATTGCTATCTAACCAGTTATGATATTCAAATTGGCTCATTGTTTACTGCTCCCATTGTTTATGTGATGTTCTAAATACTCAATTCGATTGCTCAATTTATTAATTTGTCGCCACGCTATTTCCTTGCCCATTTTCTTTTCCGTATTAGCTTGTATTTCTGTTCGTAGCACCTGCTGATAATTCCGCGTTTCTTTAAGCATCTGTATATAGCCCCCGTCTTGCTCAACTGACGACTTATAGGCATACAAGAAGCCACTCACCACACCAAACGCCGTTGTAATAAGACCTAGCACAATGAAGACGATACTCAATCCATTGGTGCTCTTTTTCATCACTTCACACGGTAGACTAAAAGGCGTGCAGTGGCAGAATTTGGCCATGACCCTGGGAAAGCAGCAGGCGGCGTAGCATCGTAAAGCTGAAGGCCATTGGCAGCCGGAGAAGTCGTTCCCATCCTAAATTCTAGCTGGTCGCCGGCGTCTAGGCACATACGAAAGTTGACGGCAATAGATTCAGGGGTTGTGGGAATAAGGGGCGATCTTACGATAAGCGTTTGAGGAATGGAAAGGCCGTTTCGCCATGCTGAAAAATAGGCAGAAGCCAGCGTGGTAGTCTCAAGATTTCCTCGAAGCTCCATATCATACCAACCGCCCAAATTGACTTGCATCATTATGTTGCCGACCACTTGAACGGGATCAGACGCGGTCCCCACATTGGGGCCTATGTTAATAGCAATCGGCACCAATAGATTAACGTCAGGAACTGGCTGATTTGCCAGCAACGACGTGGCGTCCAAGACAAGCTGAGGTTCCATTGGCCTTGATTTGCGAAGATTTGTGCCATCGGAGGTTAGAATAACAGAGCCGTATGGACATGCGATGGTCGCGTTAGCCTCTTGATCAATCGTTTGACCAGATTCTCCCACAATGGTAATAGGGAAAAACGGATTGGCGAGACCGCGCTCATCTTTTATTTCAATGCGGAAACCGCTTTTTGAAATATCGCTGTCGCTAATGGTCACGAGATAGGGAGTAGAGCGAACACCAATATACGTGCGCCCCGCACTTAGAATAGGGCCTGCGCCAGTGGCTTTAACCACGTCCTCTAACACGTATTTGACGCCGCCAACAACGCCAGATGACTGTGTGCGCTTAATGCCATCGACCCAATTTTCAATCATACGAGTAGCCATGACTATTTCCTCAATCGTTATCGGCTAATTGCGTGCCATCATTGTCTAGCAAAAACGCCCCGTCATTGTCCAGCAACTCCACATATTCTTGATCAACCGCATGGAGATGCGCGAAAAGAAAAAATGCTGGTGGCGGAAAGAAAGGTGCGATCATTATTGACCTCCGAATACGGTAATAGTGGTAGCAGTCGTGCCAGCACTTAAAAAACGAGTGCCGCGAAGAGGGTACACAATGCCAGAAAGAAGCGAGACAGTCGCTAGCGTTTCATTCTCTACGAGTTCAATTTCAACATTCCATCCCTGAATAGGGGTGTCCATGATAATAAACGCGCCAAACTGCTCTTTTTGTGTCCACAATCCAGGAAAAATCTGGTTAAGATAGAGATCAAAATTCCCTGCGGTAATCGTGGTGACTTTAGTAAAAATGATGCCAAGCTCTTTAGCGAGCGCAGCCGGATCAATTGTTGCCATATTATTTACTCCATAGTAATGAGCTAGTTGGGCTAATGTCACGGGGCACGAGCACCCCTTGTAACGTCCATGCCGCGTCTTCTAAGACGTCTTGCGCTAATGAGCTAAAGTTATAGGTGATAAGCTTTTGATCAGCTCGAAAAAGCGCAGCATTTAGCTGGGCAGATTTGCCACCAGACTCCGCAAAAAGCGACATCATGAGGAAAGAATCATAGAAATCAACGCTTAAAAACTTCGTCAATTGCTCATTATTAAACAGATTGAAATTGCATATGACAGCCTGATCCCCGACTACTGCTGCGCTAGGTACGAAGAATTGCCCATCCACACGAATCTGCCCATCAAGATAACGAATCATATTAAGCTTGAGAGAATTTTTTGGGCCGCTTGTGAAAGGAGTGGCTACCACCGTTTCTATTTTAAATAAGTTAATTACCTCGGTATATTGCTCAGCCATTTATGATCCCCATATCAGTGAAGAGGTGGAAGGAACGCCATTTGGCCAAATCCAACCCGAAAATGTCCAGTCTTTATCTGCCAGCACGGCTGCGCCTAGAGTTGTGGTGTTGTAAGTGATGTGTGCCTGACTGCGCCGATAGACGGCCATATTAAGCAGCGCGCTTGAGCCATCAACAGCCCCCATCATAATAAACCCTTCCTGATAGTTATCTGCCCCACCTGCAAAAATCTGGTTAAGTCGCTCGCTGCCGGTGTCGGTGAACTTGAACAGAACTTGGTTATTGGCAATCGGGATGCCGCTCAAGGTGCTATCCACATAGGCTTGGCCTTGGATTTGAATGCGGCCATCAACAAACCTTAGTAATTGAAGCTGGAACTCACCATTTGGGCCTCTCGTAAAAGGCTCTTGAACCACCCCTGGGATGGAGAATAGATCAAACTTCTCTGAAAATTGTTCTGCCATGAGAACTCTCCTTTTTAAATAATGATATGTTATAACATTACATTCCATTCCACAACTCTTGTGTTATTTTCCACTCCTTCCACTCCTTCCACTCCTTCCACTCCTTCCACTCCTTCCGCATCAAATGTTGCAGTTTCCGTATCAAATTTTGCAGTTTCCGCATCAAATGTTGCAGTTTCCGTATCGGATGTTAAAAATGTCTTGGCGCTCAACGTCAAAAACTGTATGATCATACTTTACATTTAATTAACAAGGAGACGATTATGAAAAGAATAGAATATAATAAAGTTCACGACGCATTGTGGGGAAATCTGAAAACCTATGGATGCGGTTTATTGATTGCTGTAGCAGGATTGTTGTATTTTTATTATATATTTGGGCAACCCAGTTTCCCCGGATGGGCCATTCTTGGATTATTAGGAACCGGCTGGTTTGGAGGGGCAATTGATGCCACAAGGCGCAGTTTGATTAATTTTAATCGCGCTGTCCGAATTGATGAAGTAGAGAACTCGCTAAGGCGCCGCTAACTTTAGAACGGGGAACCCTCCCTTTGCTCATAATTCTTTGCATTAAGCGCTCAGGATCACGGGTTCCCATTTCAGCAGCCATATCGGACATTAGCCTTCCCACTTCAGGGGCTGCTGCATAACCCATCACGCCACCTGGTAATCCAAGCGCATGATGACCAATCAGTGTTCCCAATAAGCGTGTGCTGGCGTCAGCTATCAAATTACGTTTTGGCATATGTTTTTTAATATATTTAAAAGTATCCATCATCTTCTTTTCTTCTTTTGTAAAAAGCTTTGCGATTTGATCTTTCCCCATTTGGTCATAGCGAGTTACAGCCGCATTAATATCGGGCAACGATATGCCGTGCGTAGGCTCATAACGAAGAGTGTGCGCAAAGATCATGTCTCTGGCATGGTGCATGGCTTCATTATTGGGCAAGTGCCCTAAAATCTTCTCAATCGTATCTAATTTCTTCATGTCTCCTTCGCCGGCTGCCGGCACAAGTCTTTTAGCAATGTTATGCGACTCCCCCCTCACATCATCAATGCCTAAAAATTTTCTTTTATAATTTCCTAGGCTATCAAATGCACCCTGCGCCTCTTTTTTACTTACAGGGTGATTTTTAGCAAATTCAATTTCACTTTCTATCTTAGGAATAATATGTTTTCTGATATCCGCATGTTCCAAGAATGGCGCTACATCTTGTTTAAATTTTGCTGTTGCCTCCTCATAGGCTTTATGAAGATTATGACGTTTTAAGAAATTAACTAAATCTTTTCTAATGGCCTCACCATATTGTTTATGCTGAATACTGCCTGTTGTTTCCCCTATTGTCCTTAATTTTGATTGTAGCTCATGAACACGAGCAGGATTTGCAAAATTTTCGCTCTCCATAATCTCTTGGTATGGCTTTAATGCTTTATGTCTCCCAAGAAAAGACAAAAGGTCTTTTTTTAAAGCATTTGCATATACCGTATAAGGGTCGTTTTTTATGCCTCTTCCCAATTGAAATAAATCTCTAGCTAAATGATGTACTTTTTCAGAATCAGCGACACTATCTCCTTCTTCGGTACCCCCTTTAGTTGCCATCCCTTGATAATCAGTCGCTAAATCATCTGCACCCGTTGCTTCAAAAGGAGGTGGGCGTAATTGAGATAAATCTTTAGCACGTAATCGATTATAAGTAGGGAACTCTTTCTCAGACATTCCCAAGCGTGCACCTCTCAATATATTAAAAATTTTGCTGTACATGGGATCGCTAACTTCAGGATTTGTTAATAAATTCTCTGGTCTGATAGCCTCTTTAGGAGGCTGGATATTCTCTCTTAAGTCTTGCGCTCGCACACTTCGATAATGCTTAAAGTCTTCGCCTTTCATGCCTGCTTTGGACTTTTTAAGCGCACCAAAAACTTTATTATACAAAGGTTGCGATTTGTTGCGCACCCTAATATAAGCATCTCCAATCGCATTTATTAATCGCTCTCCAGGGGTTTGAGCAACCTCTAGCATATGCTTGCCATATTCTTTTAGTTTATTAATCGCGCCCGTATCTCGTAATTGACGCCCAACAAAACCTACGCCTTGCCCAATAAGCTCTCCACCACCACCGCCTGCACCTCCCAATAATGCACCCATTCCTCTATGACCTGGATCGGTTGTTGCGCCACCTGCTACTGCTCCCGCGCCGGTTGCAGTCCCCACACGACCTCCTAGACGGGATAGAGCAGCAAGTGCTGGTTTTTTTTCTTTTACTAAGTTCGCGGCTATTCGTGAAGCCCCAGCCAGCGCCCCTGCGCCTTCAATACCTTTTGCCGCCACTCCAAATGGAAGGAAGAAAGTAGCACCTTCACCTCCTATATAAGGCCAGCTATGCTCATCTGCCTTCATTTTAGGAATAATGGAGGGATGAATGGTCCGAGGATGTCCTGTAACCAGTTGAGATAGTTTTTGAGCGCCAGTTAACCCTAAATTACCAACGTGACCTAAATCATTTAGAACTCCACCTTCAAAATTTCGCACCAAAGGTTCTTTCTGTAATTTTGATAAAGCATCTACGGGAATAGGATAAAACGATGACATTTGTCTCCCAGTTGGGAATGGCAGTGTAGTGGGCTGAGATTGCTGTGAGGATGCTACAGAGGGCGCACTCTCTTGCTGCCATTGCTTGGCTTTTTTAAGGCTTAAAGGAAGATTGGGCGTCCTTTCGTCCCCTGCTGACTCTGCGTGCCATTTTTTTGCATTCTCTAAATTAAATTCTATTGGCATCGTTAACCACCCAATTGTTTAATAACTTGCGCTTGTTGAGCGGACGTGAGTTTTTTAAACCAGTCTTCCTGCTCATTCTCTGAATTAAACTGAGGAATCGTCATAGCGCCTCCCGTTTGACCTTGCGCTTGCATTTGAGGAGCTTGCATTTGCTGTATTTGTGTCCCCCCTCTCTGATCGTCCCATTGAGATAGCGGAGCGAGATTTTTTGATATTGCTCCAAATGATTCATCTACCCATTTGGTTAAATATTCCTGAGATTTTGCAAAAACTTCTGGTGTAACAAATTGTCTGAAGGCATCAAACTCCCCATAAGTTTTGTTGGAGATATGTTCAATGGCGCGAATACTTACGGTTCCCGCAAAAGCGGCATTACGTGCGGCCGATGCTTCAGGGCCTAATGCACTAGCGGCAAGAAAACGCGCCTGCCGATCTGGATTTTCACCCTTAATTTGCTCATAAATCTGTTTAATCGACTTGCCTTTATACTTAGGCCCTGAATAAGGAGCAAGGCCAGAAGTTATATATGGCTGTACGGCATCCAGTGCATCAATCGCAATTTTACGAGTTTGAATTTGTGCTAGTGCTTTAGGGGTGGGCGCATTAATGGGGCTTACATCCTTAAGTCTTACATGTTTTTCTTTCGCCATACCCTCTAAAGTACCGCCCTTCAAAAAATATTTTACAGCATCGTCTGGGGCAACCCCCATTCCCATAGCATAAGCTACCATCATGTGCTGATCATCAGGAGGCGAGCGAAGGTAACCCCCTCCTCCTACGAGCTGCTTATAATAGTTAGCGCGGGCACTTTTTTCTCCCAATTGCGCTTGGATAGACTGATGAATCATATCGGCTGGTGATTGGGATGACCCACGCTGAGCGCTCTGATTAAATGGCGATGTTTGCTGCGCTTGCTGCAAAATAGAAGGAGGGGCAATTTGTTGTCTTTGTGCCAGTGCAGAAGGACGGCTCATTGCAGCCGATAGCGCGCGAGCTTGAGGCACTTGGGCTGTTGCTTGCGGTAGTGCTTGGTGAGGTAGCACTCCTCTTGGTTGGGCTTGCGCAGGTAATTGCCCTTGTTGCTGCGAAGTTAGAAAGAACGGCGCACCCATCGCTTGAGAAACTTGTTGCTGAAGAGGGCTTAATAATGCGTGAGAGGGCATTCCCGAAGACGCAAAGTTTGGTGTAATCGCTTGCGATATTTGGCGATTTAACAAAGGAGACGTATCCCTTTGTGGCAGTTGACCAGCCATAAAATCTGGCGTAATGGCTTGGGAAACTTGATTCTGAAGATGAGGAGAGCCATATCCCATACCGCCTTGAGGGGAGGGTTGCGCTGCTATGGCATTTGCCATTGAACCTGATGGCGCACCAACTCCTTGAGGAGCCGCTTGAGGAGCTGCCTGTGTTTGAAGAGAAGATTGGGCTTGCTGCTGTTGATGGTCTCGCATATATTGTTCATAAGCCATTGCCTGAACGATAGGAGATTTGCTATCAATTCCTGGATATTTTTGCGCTAATTGCGCCATCGAAAGCTTAGATTGCAATAAAGCTTGTTGTAGGGGGGCTTCTGCTTGCGCCTGCTTCATCTTCTGGCGCTGATAACGCTGAGCTAATGCATTCCCATAGAGGCTCTGAAGGGTGGAAGCAGTTCCAAGCCCAGAAGACAGCCCACGCTGAAGGCCAGCCCAAGGACTCATGCCGCCACTCATCAAAATCATATCCGACATTGTTGCCATAGTATTACCTAAATAAATTGCTCATCGTATTGCCACCCACTATAGCGCCCATCGGGCCACCAAAATAGCCGCCGACACCCATGCCAAGCAAATTGCCCATGAAATTAAAAGGGGCCATCCCTTGTTGTTGATGAGCAGTTTGCTGAGCAATGTCAGACTGACCAATATTGCCCATTAGCCCCATTTCTTCTGCCACTTGCCTCTGAACATCCTGATTGATGGCCTCTGTTGCCCCTCGTGAGATGGATTGATTCATCAATGTGGAACCTGCCAGACCGGTATTGTAAGCTTGTGGCAGCATGGATGACTTTAACTGACCAACTTGCTGCAACGCAGCAGGGCTAGCATGAGCGCCACTCAAGGCACGATCATATAAATCCTGAGCTTGATCTAGGTAGCTATTCCAATCTGGTGAGGGCGTTGAGCCTCCAAACATATCACTCATTTCTCAAACTCCGTGACCAAATAATTTGGTGTTTTAAAGGTGCGGGCTGGTTTTAGCATTCTAGCAAAAATACATGCATGACGCCATTTAAGGGGCGTAAATCCTACTATCTTGCCGTATTTTTTAAGCTCTGTCTCCAACCATCTGCGGCAAATCCTAATCGCTTTTTTCCCTCGAATGACCCGCGCAAACGCAATATGCACCATATATTTCGCTGGCGCATTTTTTAGCTTCTCAAGGATAATTACGCCGCGTATTTCTCCATTATCTAACACCCCCCAATGAAGCGCATGAATAAGTGCCTCTTCGCTAATGGTGTTTTCTGCAAACATGTGAGAACAATCATGCTTTGCCAGAAACTCTGTCGTGGTCATTGGCCCAATTTCCGTATAATTGAGCTTATAACGGCGTGGTTTCAATTTTATGCAGTTTTCCATTGATAATAATCTCCGCTCGATGGCTGTTCTTGTTGTAGTACGTTGTCCCATTAGAATTGTCGCCCAACTCACCTGCGCTAATCGTAGGGAGGTGCGTCCCTTTTTGATTGAAATTATTCGACATTTGAGAGTAAGCACTTTTAAAGAATTTTTGCCAAGGGGCGGACATATTCCCCTCTTTATCCACCATCTTTTCTTTATATGGCGGATAAGCCACATTAAAAACACTCATTCAATACCTTCTTTTTCATAATAAGCCACACCGCCCACCACAATGATGGGATAATTGCATTCAAATCGAATGATAGCTTCCAATACTCCCTTTGTATAGGAGCAATCGACTTGGCGTCTATTCACTGTCAAAGGCAGCGGGCCTTCAATAATCGAGAAATTGCGGCCACCATCCTCACTGATTGAAACCGTATAAACTGCATCCACTGGCCAATCTCCCAAATCATCAATCGGAAAATCTAAATGGATTAAAATTCTGTTTAGTACAATAAATTCGCTCTCATCCTCAATCCTGAGTGAGTCAACGACATAATTATTAGGCAATTCACTTAAAGTGAAACTTGTGGGCAGTGAAGGGGAGCTATAGACAAAAAATTCACCAGCGACTGCATCATAAACCGTTTTAATACTATTCATGGATGCTGTCACTAAATGACGCTCTTGCACCCCTGAAATGCCATCTAATTGCGCCCATCGATTGTCTTCACTGATAAGAAAATAAGATGAGACTTCACCGACTGTTTGACTGTCCGCCAATCCAAGTAATATATAATCTTTTCCCCACCAATTGAGTGTTTGCAACGTGATGTCTTGCAAGTCATTATTGGATTTTAGCAGCGTATAGAACAAAGTATTGTCCAGTTGCATTTTTTTGTATTGACCATCTTTTATTTGAATAATGGTCAGCACATTAGCCTCATTAGAAAGGCACACAATCACATACGTACCTTTATAATAAGCCCATCTTGAAATCGGTAAGGTGAAAGTTTCCTCATCAGACAATGGCAATAAATGATAAGGAATGCTGAGATAGTTTTCTTTTCTAAAGGGAAAACCAGCAGCCCCAACATTCTGCCAAATTTCAATACCGCGCGAACCCAACAAATAGAATTGATCAACAGTTGTTATGATATCAACAATTGAACCCGCATAAGTCGTGCTAATTAATCCTTCCAATCCTTCTGACGTGATAATATTGGATTCAAGTGTGTCAATACTAAGATTATCAATATTTTTGTAATAGAAAGATCCTTTATTTTCAGAATTTCTAAAAATAAAAGCATCTCCAGCAACCCAAAGGTTATCCGATGGAAGAAAATAGCCCGGTGCTCCCGATATAAATGTGTTAGTTTGAGCATCATAAGAAGCAATAACCGCATTTGCATCAATGTTACTAGAACCAACTTCATTAAAGAGAAAGTAATAGGTGAATATATCAACTTTTACGAAATCCCTAAGTTCAAAGGTATAATTTTCAGAAATAGTATTTGATACGATTATAAGGGATGTTAGTCCAAACAACTTGCCGGATCTTATTCCTTTGCCAATAAGGTTAGCAATCCAGACCCCTCTGAATGCAGCAGTAGGAGAGTGAATAGTCCAAACCGTAGATACGAAAGTTTCTTGGTCAATATGTTGTTCTTTCCGTGTCACAATAACTGGCCCAAGTATATCAACGCGCCCCTCATAAAAAGATAAACGACTAAGTCCTTCTGCTGTGGTTAATCCGCATACAATAGTAATATTTCCATTATTGCCAGATCCATCAGTTTCAATATATTTTCCTTGCGACACCGTCTGAATTGAGTGATTGAACATTTGAGTGCTATTAAGGAAAGTGAATCCGTCTGTGGTTGAATTATAAATAATTGCACTTAACCCATTTTCAGTAGCAATAACAATTCCGCCTTGAACTGCTGGCCCTCCCCCATCATCCACAGACTGACAAATATCATTCACAACATCTGATTTAATAAATACGCTGGTTGATAATGTAAATATTTCCCAGTCAGGTTCGAGCGTAGCATTAAAATTATCAGCCAACCCAAATCCATCTCCTTGGCTAGCAATCATGATGGGTCGTTTTGAAGTGGCATAATCTTCTGCGCTCCTAGAATAGCGAAGAATAAAAGAGGCAGTATCCGAACGGAACGGAGAATCATAAACCATAAAATTAGTAGTAGGGATTTCATATACTAAAATGACTCGGCTTTCTCCTTTTCCACAACTAATATAAACGGTTCCTAGTATATCAATTATAAGGCTATTAAAATTAGATAGATTAGCAGGAAGCGTAGTTATTTGAGTAAGTGTTGGGGAAGGAAAAGACATCTGATAAAGATTACTGTCATCAATAAGATAAATATCATTCGATAAAACATTATAGGCAATATCAATAATCTTTATATCAACTGAAACTAAAGTATCCTCTAAGGCAATCCCACTAGCTTGAGGCAAATAACTTCCAACAGCTCCTACAAACCCAACATAATAGGTATCATTGAAGTTATCACAAATATTAAATGCGGTTAATGCTTTAAAGTTCCCAACAATTGGCCCATCACCATCGGCTTGGAAATTAAAAGTTCTGTACCCATAATTTCCTTCATCGCCTAAACCTTTATGCGCTACCATGAAATCAATATCAAGTGATTCACCACCGCCAACAGGCGTGGCACTAGATGCCATAAACAAAGCTTCTAATGGCTCACCGGCTGCGCCAATAAAGTTATTGTTTTGTATTTTGTAACTAATCTGAAAGGCTGCATCAACCGTAATAGGCGCAAAGGCATTATTGAGTAAATATTGTGGAACAGGATAACAATGCTTTTCCCAAGGGATGGCATTAAGCATTTGGCCTTGATAGAAGAACTGGACATCACTTCGATAGCCGCCTGAAAAATCTAATTTGAATGTTTTAGGCATAATTAATTGTACGGATAATTATTGAAGTAAGAACGCTCGCCTAATCTTGAAAGATCATTAGGACTGCTGTCAATTGGCGCGTTTACATGTAATATTCTCTCATATTCTTTTAAATCTTGTTCATAACCACGCTTGTTCCACAAATCTCGTGTGCCCCCTTCATTGGATAGTTCCTTGGCTAGTAAATAGGTTAAGTAATTAATAAAGGTGGTTTCAATCGTGGCACTTGGAGAGGCCGCATCTTCATAAATTCTTAATCCACTCAAAAAGAGAACAATAGGCGCATTAGTCGGTTGTGGTTGTAATAAACATTTCGTATATATATTATTATTTTGCAGTTCATTGGCATAATAGAATGTACCAGGCGTACCTACCGTTGCAAGATAATCCGTTTGATTGAGCGTTGCCAGTCCTCGCACTAATAGAGACGCACGGGATTCAGGCAAATTAATAGCCGCTCCGAAGATCATCTTAAATGGGGCCTCATCAATCACAGTGATATTGCTACCACCCGTAATATTGCGGCCAATATAGATAAAGCCCGTATTAAGATTTTGAATGGCCAGTTGAGAAAAAAAGCTCGAAAATGCTAACTGAAGTTTTCGGGCGTCTAAAATGTTATTAAGCATTTGCTCGCCATCTGCCTCTTCAGTTGCTGAAATCGTATCGCCTGCCTTCTTTGATTGAAGACCGGCAATATAATAGGCTCTTTGAATTATCGAACTGACATCAGCCATTAATTACTGCTCATTACTCGGATAAGATAAGCTTCATCCATACCAGCACCATATAAACATGCCAATTCATGTTGGTTAGTTTCTTGCGATAAGCTACCTTGAGATGCCCATCTTAAGCTAACACCTTTGCCATCACTCCATTTAACTGTTGCATTATCGATGCGTTTCAGTTTTGGAGAAGCAAAAGAAATGCCAGATTTTGTAATGTAGTTTCCAGCCACATGATCACCGAAGAAATCAACAAATGTTCCAACAGGAATCACGTTCGCAGGCGCGTCCACTACTTGAAAGTTACCTTCAGTTTTAATAGCAGTCGTAACTGGAATAGTCACAGTGCCGCCACCAGTCACAGTATAATAGCCTTCTGTATCAGCCAAGAATGTGAAGTTGGCATTTTCACCTGGAGGAGGGCCAGCCGTGAAATCAACATTAGTGGCATCAGCAGCAACAATAAACGATGGCTTGTCTTCAGCAGCCGAGATGATATTAAACTCACTACGACCAACTGAGCGCACATTTGCGCTATTAAATTCAAGCGGAGAACCCACACGAATAATTGCGCCAGGTGTCATATTGGCCAGATCAATAGTCGTTGCACCATTAGTAATATTAGTAGCAACAGTGGTTGTACCATTGTCATTAAGCGCATTGCCTGTTTTGAACAATTTAACATTATGATAAGACTGTAAATCTCCAAAATAACCGAGAGTAGGGTTAGACGCTGATAAAGCAGGATTAGAGGCTTTAGTATTGAAATAAGGCCCAAATGACGCTTGGATATCAGTGCCAGCACGTAAAGACGTGAGAAGACAACCTAAGTCAGGCATATTATGCAATCTGGCCTTTTCGCAAATCCGACCTAGACTGGTTTGATTTCCTAGCGATGAACTAGCTGAGCCTGCTAATATCCGGGACTTTAGTAAAAGCTTTTCATAAATATAGCCAGTTACATGGTTTTTTTGGCTGCCCGTAGCCGCGCGAACGGTTTCATCATCTACAACATCATTGTTGAGATAAAATTTCTCATTGACCGTGTTAATTTTGAAGTCCGCATAGAAAAACTTTTCAATCGGAACATCAATCGTTTCCATTTCGACTGGCTGGATATTTTTTGTAATGGCCCCATTGAATTGAGAAGGATCAAGCGTTTCTCCCTTGGTAGTCGGGCGTCTTCTGACCTGTACAGTCGTACCAACCCCAAATTGACCTACTTCCCATTCTTGAGTTCGGTTAACAATTTCAGTATTGGCATACCGTAAGTAGGGAACTGTATTTTGAAATGCAGCATTATAAGCATCCAGCACTCGCTGGGTACTGGTATAAACATTCATAGACATCGTGAAAGTACCTCATAAAAGTTACTTCCTGAATCTATCCATAAAATAATCAAAGCCTTTTTCGGAGGGGCCAGTTTTAGGTTGCCCACCCACTTTGCCTATAGGAGCCATCGGTGCTTTAGCTTTTTTCGGAGCTGCCTTCGGATTGCGAATATCTTTCAACATTTTCCGTATTGATCGGTATTCCACATCTGGTACACCATACGAAAAGTTTGATGTTTCCATTTGCTTTTCCAATGCAGCTAGCTCATGAGGCTCAATGCCATCAATTACACATTGCTGAATCGTCGCTTGTGATAATAACATCACATTACTATCTTTATCTGCTAGGATATCCTGTACTTGACGACCTATTTCGCTTTCTGCCGCATCTTCCGAACGCCGTAAAGCTAAAACTTCTTTGTCAAATGTCTTTGCGCCGCGCTGATATTGTCGGTCTATCTGCCCATAGTTTTGATTCTGTGGATATTCAGGTTGTGGTTTAGTTTCCGCAGGAGTAGTGGGTGTCTCTGATTTTTTATCAACCTGATTGTAAAGGGCTTGAACCGCCTCTAACATCTCATCTTGCTTGGCTTCCATCTGTCTGATTTCAGCTTGCAGTTCTCGATATCGTGGCTTTTTCTTAGGGGTACTTTTTGGCGCTTCTTCGGCCTCATTTCCCTGCTCTTCAGTCTCTACATTTTCTTGTTCAGGTGATTCTTGCTCAGGTAAAGCGGTACTTTCACTATTTTCCACATTCTCTACATTCGCGTTTTCATCAAATGACATACTATCTCCTATTGTATTAAACCTTTAGTATATCACGAGAAAAGATAGATGCAATGTTATAACATAACATTAAGGAAAGCTAAAAATTAGACATCCGACCAACAGCGTCTAGGCGTGCCTTTTCAATTTCGGCTTCAGCTTTGACAATTTCAGCATGAGACCGCTCTAGGCTTGCCTTTTCTTTGGCGTCTGCTTCTTCCATGCCAAGCTGGAACTTGGACGCACTTTCTAGCTCTTCCATTTGCTGTTTAGCCTTCTTGAGTTCCAGTTCTACCCGCTTGAGTTCCAGTTCTTCTTGTTGAATAGCTAGTTTTTGTTGCTGCCCTTGGAGTTTCATTTGATGCTCTTGCTGGACTTGCTGTTGTGCTGCCCCTTGCATTTGTTGTTGCTGCTGTTGGTTCTGCTCACCCATTTGTTCTATTTGACGCATGTCATCTGATTGCATGAGCTTGTACATCTGTGGATTAGAGTAAGCAATAAATTTGTTAAATACATCTAACAATCCAGGCAAGTTAGGTATTTCCATAGCTTCCATCATCATTGGAGCCATAAGAACTTTCATCTGATCAGGAGCAGATTTGTAGATTTCAATCATCATTTGAAGCGTGCGCTCTTTCTGAATCGCAAAGGCAGCACCGACCTGAATAGAGATATGATAAGCATTAGTATCGAACTCATCATCATTGAAATTAAGTCCTTCCTGATCATCGCTGTTAATACTGAAAGCATCTTTGCCAGAGATGATTTCATTAGGGGCGACATATACTTTGGGTATCATTTCTTTCAGCACATCCCCCAATTTTTCAATCGCCATTAGCATTGGGTGCAAGTAAAAGTAAATCGGCAGATTGCCTTGAGTGATTTGCATGGATTGGGTTTGGCTAGATATTTGAGGGGTAGAGTTACCTTGAGTGGCCTCATATCTTCCGAGCGTACTATCAACCTGCGCCATGTTTTCTTGGTACATTTTTAAAAGCGTCATAGGCACTTCTTCGGCTGGCCATCGAATGGGTCGATTATTGGGGTCGCTCAAGTCCATTATGATGTTAGCTGGCTCCATTGGATTTTTAAGCTTGTTCATGGTGGCGTCTGGTAAGTCTTTTGGCCAGATAGTTGTGGGTTTACGCATGTAAAGCACAGACGCGCAAAGCTGTGCTAACATGATATTCTGAAACCGCTGGATGCCGTGAGTTTCATAGCCGTATGAAATCGGATAGTACCGACCTGCAATGATTGTGTGATAACCTTGACACGCAATAAGTGGAAATGAGTGGATAGTTAATTCTTTCTCTTCAAGAATTTCTACACCTGAAAGCTTATAAGACATGATTTTGCTAGGGGTTACTTCACGTTCCTGTACAATTGCCTCTCCAGGTGGAAGCACATCCTTATCAGTAAGCACTAAGCCCGAAGTCGTGAGATACTGTTTAAACTTTTTGCCTTGAACTTTCCTAAAATGATGCGCTATCACAATTTGATTATCGTCCTCGCTATTCATCCAAGTATCAGTGATGCCAGCTTCATATCTTTCAAAATCGAGTGGGGCTGCTTTTGGATATTCGGCCTTAAAAGCTGCCTTTGACATCCGACATAGATACCCCATAAATTCGCCATCTTGTTTGGTAATGTGAGTTGCTGCGGGGTCAAAATAGAAGTTTTCAAAACCAATCGGATCAATGCGTATTTTTTGTTCAAAGCCTCCATTCGGATCGACATAATCATTATAGACATACAGCGCACTATTCATCCCTGTCCTAAGCAGCGTATCATAGACATCTACAAATGCCGACTTCCCGTCTTTTAAAATCATCTCGATTAATGCTTGATAGGTTTTGACTGCCTTTTCTGACGCTCCCTTTTTCCCTTTCACTTCCAGTGCGGGCACATTGGCAGCGAACTCGGCAACCGCTGTCTTGATATGCTTAGCAATGATGTTTTGTTGTACCTTGGGCATTTTCATTTTCTTCAGTACTTGGACATCTTCCAAAGACCATTGAGATTGGCCGTAGCCAAAAGATCGTTGTTCAGACGCATCGTCTAACGGCTCGCTAAACAGGTTGTAATAAGTTTCTATCTGGTTACTTAAGTCATCAAATCGTGTGCTACTCATTGCATATATGCCTCTTGGCTATTGTAGAAGTTATTTAGGTTGACGCCCTGCTCACCTTTCGGAATAAGCATCTTGCCAGACTCCAATAATATCACACCAGCCGACAAAACATCTAAAAGGTCATCGTGAGCAGAGAAAGGGAACTTCGTTAATTCCTCATTGATGATCACGGCTACTAGATCATACCATTGTTTTGTTACGGTGTAGCGTGGCAGTGATTCAGGGAACAGGATTTTATGTTGCGTAAAGTAAGGCTCAAGCTTCATGATTCTGGTTTCTTTTGCGCCCTGCGGTGTAAGCTTGTGAAACTTGTTAGCAAAGTAATGGCCTTCTCGGTTCATCGCTTCCTTGAAGTGGAAAAGATCGCTACATAGTCCTGTATCTTCATAAAAAATGGCATCGGGCAAATGGGTATTGTATAGCATCTTGACCGCCTCCCAGCGTTGAGTTGGGTTAAGTCTGTCGCGCAATCCGTCTATTAATATCACGTTACCGCTAAGGTCGATGCCTAAGACCACCATTGCCGTGAAGTCAGTCTTTTTACTTTTCCCGCTTGCGGGGTCACAGATCAAGTATCGATTCATGGCGGAGAAATTTGTCATGTGATGGGTAACGATATCTTTTTTGTCCAGCGTCAAGGCAGATTCTGCCAAGGGTATTTGTAGGTATTGAGAGGACCAGGTAAGTGAGCCTTGTTCACGTCTGATTTTGCGCAACTCTGTCGCCGTCTTTAGCCAGCCTTCACCATCGCGTTTGCTTTGGTCAATAAAGGGGTTATAGATGCGTGGGGTGGCTGCTTCCCGTTCGATGATTGTGCTGTAAGTATCATCCAAGTGCTGGCGCGTTCCTATGTATCTAACTGTCCCATTTCTGCTAGTCAGGTTAAGGGACATTTCCCATGCTCGCGTTGCTTTGTACATACTGTATCGAGTTAAGGCTTGATCAGGTGAAAGCATGTCGTCATACACACAGATGTCAAAGTGTTTAGAGGTTGGCTGACCTTCGACCACTCCCCACGCTTCGATAGTGCACTCTTTGGGGTTGCCCTTGCGCTTGACGATGATTCCTCTATCCAGCGACCACTTCGGCGAGTCCTTGGACGGGTCATCGTACAGGATGTCGGAAAATAACGCCTTCATGGCTTCGTTCCGCTCAAACTCCCTTTTAATTTGATCAAGAAAGGCTTTAGCAATGGGCGCGGTGAAGCTAAAAATAGCGATGGTCTTTTCGCCCGTGTGCGCCCCTTCGCCATGTGAGCGCAAGATATCGAAAATTGTCATGCCAAAGGTGATGATGGTTGACTTGTAATGATCGCGCGCCCAAAGGTCGATGAAACCATCTGGGGCTGCTTGTACCTCTCTAGCACGCTCAAGACAGCCTTTCTGTAGCATGTCCTTACGCTCACAAAGGACTGCCAGCATTAAGAATAGGTCGGTACGAAATAGCTCTCGCGCTTCGTGGATATCGCTTACGTTCCGTAGTTTCTGTGCGAGTTCGTCAGAGAAGGGCTGGACAATATCCGCGTGCCTCTGTAGGTATTCTTCTACATCAAAGTACGAAGAGTGCATGAGGGTTTGTAAGCGTTCGTAGTCTTTTTTAAGGCGTTGGAGCGACATTATACAGGGATGGCTTGTTTCTTCGGCTTCTCTGCACGCTCACAGCGTCCAGGGGCTTTTGTCATCTTTTCTTGCTTGGCTTCTAGTGCTTTGAGTTCTTTTTGCATATCGCCTATGACCTGATCTCCTTCCCCGCCACGAATACGCTGGATAAGTACTTGATATTCAAAGGAATTAATCGTTCCTTGGGCTAGGGCGTCATCAACAACCTTCATTTTGTTATCAATTCCTTCATGCTCTGCAAGATTAAACGTGTGTATTCTGCGTCCATATCCGTACATCTTGTTTAAGACATCTACGCACTGGGCTACAGAGGATGCCTGCTGACGCTCTACACCTATGTCGATAGCTTCCATAAGCTTTTTCGTACAGTACGCTGGTAACCCGTCCATGTGTGACTCGATATCCCACCTGATCGATGCTATGTACTGCCTAATAGCTGCCTGACTTAAAAGGTGGCGTCCCATCTGTTGGGCACTCGGCAGATCAGTCGTATCATAGCTAGCAAAAACCGCCTGCGCCGCATCATCTTTCGTTACATAGGCGCGGCAAAAATTGCGTTGCTTTTGTGTAAGAACTTTGACCTTATCGTATGTAGCTTTTTCCGACATGTTGACCTACTTCTTTTTTTTAGGCATGTATGCCTTGCGTGCTGTCTTGCGTGCCATCCCTTTTTTAGTACCGCTTTTTCCGCCTTTACACTTGCCTTTCATCTTTTTACCCTCTCTTTACTTTCGCCTGCGCCGACCTGCTGCGGACATGCTCGCCATCTTCTTAGCGCCGTACTTTTTGCGGCCCATCTTTGCAGCGACCGCACCGCCTATCGCCTTAGCTTTTTTAGCGGACATTCCTTTTTTCTCATAGCTTTTTGCTACACTGCCAGACAATTTCTTAAATCTTGCCCCGCTTCCAAGTTTCGGTTTTTTAGCCATTTTTTAACCCCATATATAGACCAACATCCTTCTAGCAGTCTACCAGAGATCACCCACAAAACAAAGTGTCAATGTCTTACAAAGAAAAACCTTGACGTTTTGACGCTTACCATCTATACTATCTTTAACGCTGGCGAGGGGTCAGCGCAAACTTTAGGAGACGATAAAATGATACATAACACAAAAAATTGTTTTTTGATAGCGGTAAAAGATGGGGATTGGTATTGCGCAAGAATCCATGAAGAGTTATATCACGAAGCAAGAAACCCGTATCTAACTAGAATGAAAGTATTAGCACAACACTATGGGGATTATGAAAAAGCGAAGGCTGCGACTGTATGCGGCGTAACAGCGCGTTATAGCTACGTGGCTGACCTTGCAAAAGAACACAACTTAACAAAAATCTATATTTTTGATAAAGACTGGAAAATAACTCAAATTTGAATTTTTAACGCTGGCACAGGGTCGGCGAAAACAATGGAGATAACATTATGGCTTACATACAGGTAAAAATACTAGGGGAAAAAATCCCTTTTGAATTGACCGAAAGCCCATCTTACGACTGGAATGGTGAGCATTGGAGGTGGGGGGGTGAGTATTCCCCTTTTACGCGGGAAGACATTAAGCATTTTATTAAAAAACGCCGTGATGACTGGGAAAGTGGAAAAATACAACCACTCGCTAAAAAGTATCGCCCTTGGAATGAATATACCGCCCAAGAAAAAAGGGACTTTATAGTGCGAGATATACAGATTAATACCTGCTATAACTTCCGTCCTTTTATTTATTAAATTTTAGGACGGCATTATTAACCAAAGGAAACTACATCATGAAACAACCATCCCATTACTACGAAAAGCTAACCGAAATTATGACAGGCTCCCGCGATAAGAGTGAACGCGAAGAATTAGAGGTACTTTTTGAAAAAGCCCTAAAAAAGAAGAAAGCGGACTACATAAAAAGCTTATCACCAGCTGAATTAGAACAGCGATTAAGAGATGAGTGGGGGCTATCAGGGCGACAAGCATCTTGTATCGCCGACAAACAGAGATTTCTATGTAGCGCGATAGAAGGCTAAATTTTAAAGACGGCATTATTAACCAATGGAGAATACGACTATGAAAATGATTATCCCACTTACACAGATAAAAGCCCTCGCGGAGCTAAACGCCTTTGATATATGGGTAGCCACACAAATTGATGAAAATGATATTGTTAGAACTTATGGTGATCTATCCCTTAATATGCCCAATGATATATTTAACAATCGCATATACAACGAAGACATGATCTACGCGGATTACAAACATACGATATGGGACAGTTTCTTAGCTTACCAAGAAAAGTATAACAAAAAATATCTTACAGACTTAGCGCACCATCATGATTTTATATACATGCTTTTATCGATAGCTACGCGACATGCTTTAGAAAAGATGAGCGATAAATTACACACGCACAATCCTAAAGCCTATGCAAAAGTTATGCCCCTTGAATTAATACAAGAAGAATGCAAAAAACGATACAAAGAAAAAATTAACCCTTGACTTTCTGACGCTTACCATCTATAATAGAATTATAAAATAAAAACACCAAACTAAAATAACACAACACAATATAAAATAAAGGACGGCTTAAATTTTAACTAAACAATGGAGATTACGATTATGACTATGTACGATTATTTAGACAACTTAGAAGGCTATAGCTGGTACACAAACAATACTAGTAGGCTAGAAAGTGAACTATTACACACATACGACCTAGAAGATTTTGAAACTATGAAAGAAAACGTGGCAGAAGCAGTTATAGGGTGGGATGACGCGTTAGGGCTTTACGAGGAACACAAAAATGAAATATGGCAAAAATGTAGCCCATCAATTCAGCTAGAGAACTGCGACTTTCCCGAGTTATTCGAGGTCCGCATGACTTATGAAGCCATCGAAAATATTGCTTACAAAGTGATGGAAGAATTAAAAATAGCACAAGCAGCCTAAGAACCAAAAGACGGCATTTTTAACCAATGGAGAATATGACTATGAATATGAAAGACTACATCATGACCTTAAAAGCGGAATGTCCTGCCTGCTGCAAGTATCAAAAAAACGAGCTAGCAAAATGGCTATGCGAAAATTTAGGTTACAAACAATTTGAAGAGATTGCTACGTATGGAGTACGACATGATACGAGCTTAGGAATGCAAGGAGTTAGCGTAGAAAAAGGACTTGAGAAATTTTATCATCATTTTAGCAAAGCCATCGCGGAGATATGCGCAATGTATGAGGATGAAACAGGCCGTAAAATTATTGAGAGCACACAGCCACTAGAGACCGTGAAAAATTACATAGATTTGATGACGTGCGCTGCCATCAGAGAGATTGCCTGCCACTTAATACATCAAATAGACGAAACAAAGAAAAAAATGACGGCTTAAATTTTTATTAACCAATGGAGAATACGATTATGACTATTAACATAAACATGACCGACTACTTAAACACCTTAGGCGACAAATGCCCCAAAAGCTTTCGATACGAAAAAAACGAGCTGGCGAAATGGATGGTTAAAAATCTAACTTATAAACACATAGATGATATAGCCCATCATGGCGCGGAGCGAATGACGAATGACGCTTGTGAAATAGAGGCAGCAATACTAAACCTTTATTATGACAACAAGGAAGCAATAACAGAAATATCATCTATGTACGAAGACTCACAAGGTCATCCAATTATCTGCACGCTAGACGGGATAGACTCTTGGGAAGATTACATCTACTGCTTAACCTGTGCTGCAATGGAAGAAATAGCACAAGACACAATTTACAGAATAAACGAAATAAAACAAAAAGAAGGTGCTTAACCCAAAAAGACGGCTTAACTTTTAACTAACCAATGGAGACTACGACTATGACTATGAAAATGATTGATGCGTTACGAGACATCGACAAAAAATACGGAGAAAAAAACAAATGGAATGAGTTTGAATGGTGGGCATTAAACCACTATAGCTATGACGACTTTAAAGCTGCTTTTCGGAGTGGGTACGGGGCGATCGCGGTATATTTAACACACGAACATATGGACAAGCTCTACAATTATCATCGAGAAAATATTTGGAAAATTATTGAAGATTACGATATGGCAAGACAAAAATCCACGCTAGAAGAATTAGGGAAAATGGACATCACCCACCCGCTTGATTTCAGTTATTGTTTTATGGGTACAGCCATAGAGGGACTAGCATATAAAATATTGCCACTTATGGGAAAGCATAGAAAGGGCTAAAAATCAAAGACGGCAATTACCAACCAATGGAAAATACAAACATGACTAAATTAAATTACACCCCCATCATCTTAGCGGTAAAAAAGCGTACAGGTTATAAGGCGATAGGTTCCCTTTTTGAACAGGACTCACATTGGCGAACTATCCTTGAGTCGCTGCAAAATAGAGTAACCACGCGCTATCAGGCACTTAAATTAGTGAAGAATGGCTCTATATTCTCGGACTATGGGCTGGCAAGCTTAGCCGAAGAGGTGAAAACAAAAAGCATTTATATTTTTGACGTGAAATGGGAGCTAAACCCTTTTCCATTCAACCAACTAAATGGGAAACAAGCATGACACAAATAGCATCAACCAAACTGGGACAAGTGCGTGATTTACTGGGGACGCCCTGGCGTTTAAAGCAAATCGATTTTGCCCACAAGATAAACGTCGTTTGCGTAAAGGAATTCGGCTATCTATACAAAGGCGTGCCGGTGATGATCAAGTATTTAAGTTCAATTCACATTTTCTCGCGTGCATCGATCGAAGAGGGGCTATATAAGCACTGGCAAGCTTACCTAAAAATTGATGACAGGCGATGCGTTGAATTGGGCATATCACGGCGAGAAGCAGAAATCAGCACACAACTTAACTAAGGAAACAACATGACTAAAAAAGGGGGCAACCCAACAAAAATTAATTTTAAAGAGTATCAATTATGCTACACATACGAAGGCACAAAATTTAAGCATACGTATGATCACGTATTGGCAATGCTTGATGCAACGATGGACGACAACACATACGGGGGTCATGCTTTAATCCGCATGATAACAAAGCACTGGTCGGATCTAAAAGAACAGAATTTAAAGCCATGCGAAATATTTGCTCAGTGGGGTTCTTTTTTTGAGGAAACGCTTAACAGCCCCGAAGATATTGATGTATATTTTAAACATTTATTCAAAACGCTTGCTTTTGAGCTTAGACGATTTAAGGAAACAACATGACTAAACTAGAAAAAATATTGTACGAAAAACACATCTACCATGCTCGATCAGTTCAGCGCATCGGGCTAGATGGTTTTTCGAGGCAATGCGGGATTTCTCGCACCACGCTCGCTGATCACATCAAAGGTCGGCGAAGGATGGGCGATAAATCCCTTAAAAAGATAGCCGCCTATTTTGGTGTGCCTGTGACTAACTTAATTGATTAACTAACCAACGGAGAAAATCCAATGACTAAAAACATAGAAAATTTAAAGTTTAAAGAAGAATGCAAAGATATAATCGCGCATAATATCTTAAAATTGCTGGAGCCACAGGAGAATAATAATAAAATTATATCTCTTTTCAGCCTAAACATGAAACTTGGCTTAAGTGACGCGACAATGCAAAAATATGTAAGCCGTGTTCAGCTTCCACAGGTACATATTCTCATCAAAATTGCGGATTATTTTGGCATAACACTCGATGAGCTAGTAAGAAAGAAATTATAATTAGAAATGGAGAGGGGGCGTTAAGCCCCTTCCACAGCCCTCACAATAAAATAAACCAAAATCAATAAACAAATAATGTCAATCATTTCTTTTCCTCTTGCTTAAAAAAAGCCCCCGCCCGAATGGGGGCAACCTGCTTGGTGGAATCGGGCTAATCTTTGGTTTCCTTTCTAATGCTTCTTAAGATATGTTGCATTTTTTCATGAACTGGAATTTCAGCCTCACGCCCACTCCCCGTGTAATATCTGCTTAATGCTTCATAAATGGCCCTCACTTCTCGCATTGTTAATGTTACTACTTCATCATCTCTGGGCTTGTCAAATTCATTAATGATTTCAAATTTTCTCATTTGTCTTCCCCTTCGCAATATCTTCTATCTCGCTCGCTGCTCAACCTAATTCCCTGACTGCCATGCAAAGAGGCTCTATCATGCTTTGATATCTCACCTCCCGATTAGCTATTTTTTTGATAGTAGAAATATGGTCTATTGTTTTTCTAATTTCATAAAATAGTATTTCATCAAGTTCGTTCATCTCCTTCCCCCCTTCCAAACAATAGGTTCCACTAAATCAGGCTCATACCGAAAAGCATTCTCGCTAATAAACTTATCATCACTCGCCCTAATCGCAATCTCTCGATCAAGCAATTTTCTGATTTCATATTCAAACTTACCAGCAATATCTTTACACATCTGTGCAGCCCAATCATAATATTGTTCTTGCGTGTAGCCATTCCTTAACATATCCAGCGCCATAGTCGTTGCTCGATCGCTATAGATTGTATCATCATTAATCCATTTCTCAGGATTTTCTTGTAAATACAAATCAGCTAGTTCATATTTTTGCTCGTCCGACAGGTCATCGTAGTGATGATAATCGTAGGCTAAGTCTTCTAGCATTCTATTTAGTTTGTTCATCGGCTTCCCCTTTTTCATTTTCATATCCTAATAAGAAGTCAAAATGAAAATAATTATTTACATGCTTTATAATTTTTTCATTTTCCTCCAGCATGGGTTGGCATGCCAGCGCAACGCCAATATAAATAGTTTGAGCCTCTTTATCGCTAATTATCAAATTTGGCTGGTCTGATTCATATCCCTCAATAATCTTAATCTCTCTCATTTTCTTTCCCCTTCATTAACCACATCCACCCATCGTGTATTCAAAATATTAAGATGCGCCTGCCGCTTATGCACATCGTCTTGTATGTCCGTAATCAAACCAACCACCACAGGCGGTATACTGCGCGGATACTCTATTCTTAGCTGATGAAATTCTTGGCTTAACACCCGCATAGCAATTTCAATTAATTTATCCACTTTCCCCGCAATTTCTACTTTGATTTTTGTTGACTCGACCAAGTCTTTTTTAGCCGTGTCGAGCGTTTTCTGTTTGTCAGTCATTTTGTTTCCTCTTGTTAAATAAAAACAACTATAGCCTCTCCCTCAAAAACATGCTATAAGTAATCCCCACCACGTTTTGTAAGAGATGTCTTAAAATGAAGTATTATTTTATCATTGACAAAGAGGGCGACGTGCTTGGCCCGTGCAAAGACTTGCTCAATAAAGCAAAAGATAGAGCAGTTATTATCACAACGCCGAGGCCCATCAAAGAAGAGCATGAAAAAAGAAGGCTGGGCATGACGCTTGCGGGTAGGCTAGAGATTGAGCGTTACCCGTCCTTTTTGCAAGTATATATTGACGGGCGATTAGAGCAAGTGGACTTAGAGCATGTTAAATAACTACCAAGGCAATCACCATAATAATTACTAACCACATAAAAATTTCATTTTGTAGCTTCATGTTTAGCACATCTTTCTGCGTGAATGGGTGGATGCTGATCCTTATGAATATATTTTTGCACTAAAATTGTAAACCCTAACATTATTCCCCCTATTAAAAAAAGACATACTATCATTTGCAGAATAAAAACAAACCACTCATTAAAAAAATCTTTCACTTTATTATCCTCTATGTTTTATAAAGCGGAGACGCGAAGCGGGACTCGAACCCGCATTTGCCTTCCTGACGACAACACTCCGCGAAGTGTCACAGGCATTCTACCGATGCTCAGTCGTTTGAGCTTGAATTATTCGCGTCATAAGCGAGAAAGAAAAGGCGCTGAGCGGTACACAACCTCCTCAGGTCAACTAGCACCAGCGCTCCTGCACCCTCTCTTTCTCTTGATAACGACCTTGCAGCTTCATGTACATGGCAAAAAATTTAACGCTATCGAAGTGAGTATAACACCCCCAACAAATCTGTAAATAAGACATTCCTGTAACTTCATGTAAGCCATTTCGCACAAACTATTTCAAACTTTTCAATTGATGCAGCCCTTAAATTCTGCGATTATTATCCTACACCTCAAAGATGTATTGCAACAGTCATTGCTATTCTTTAGGTTGTGGCCCCTTGATTGGGGCCTTTAAATATAGGAGAACTGTTATGCTTGATTATTTGTTTGGTTTATGCCCTCCTCATCCTTATCATGTTACTACCTCTGAAGAGATTCGGCGTGCTTTCTGTCCCACCCCAGAAGAAAGAGCAAAAGACAGTGAAGCATTAGCAAAAGCCATGCGACCGATGACACAAGAGGAAATCGATAAGATTAATGATCCAAAACTATTAATTGACATAAGTGCGCCAATGGGCTACTACACGCACGGCCCTGACCGCATAATCCATTGTCCTAAGACTGGTTATTACGAACGAAAAAACAACAAGATTAAACCTATCAGTGAAGAAGAAGCTGAAAATCGAAAAGATGAAGTGATTAAAATTTCGCGGTGGAAGCGGTTGGTGAAGAAAATGATGAGGGGTTGGAGAGTAAAAAATGACTGACAAACAAAATTTAATTAACTTGTGGGAAATGTTCTTAATGAATAAACCATTAGGCTTAACAGAACATGGGAACACAGTCTGGAAGCATATCGACTTTGCTAAAATCGAAGAAAAAGTTAAACGAATGGCTTCATCGGAAATTGAAGCCGAAAGAGGCTTATCTTTTATCGCATGGGTAATTCCACTCTTAGCCGATGAAGGAGACGCAACGCGCCCACGCAAGCTTGTTTTTGCATGCTCACGACGTCAGCTCGAAGCCTTTTTAGAAACGCTTGCTTTTGAAAGTGGGGCGACTGCGAAAGGCTTCACGCCAAAATACGAGCGTGGCAGTGAAGAATATGCGAGGATGGCAGAGATGAAGCGCGTCTCGCGGTTAGTATAGGAAAGGGTTACAAAATGAAACCAGTTGAAAAATGGTAGCGGGGGCAGGATTTGAACCTACGACGTCAAGGTTATGAGCCTTGTGAACTGCCAGACTGTTCTACCCCGCGAAAAAAAGGGCGAAACGGAGGCAACGCCCTATTATTAATTTTAATCAAATTCGAGGAGACGAAAGTTGATGAGAGCAGTATAGCATGTTCGGGGGCATAGTCAAATTACTGGCAAAAAAAGGCCGACAATGGAGGGGATCGGCCAAGGATTTGTTTTCTCACCTAATAATAAGGAATTAGAGTATAGCGCACCATTTTGGGGGCGTCAACAAAAAGGATTAATCTTTTGCGGCCCCTCTCAACCGATTCTGATAATGCCCATCTTGCTTCAAGCAGTCTTCCATGCCGCAAATACAGGTGTCGTTTTTCAGCTCAACCAAATAATCGAGCGACTGTTCAAACTGCTTTTGATGCTCAGATCCAAATCTCAAATAGCGCATGTCGATAGGCGGATTGGGGTGTTTTTTTAGAAAATCGATGTATTCATCCCATTTCGTAAAATTCGGCTTATCTTGCTTCCATCGTGCAATGAACTTCTTCAGCATCGACAAGGACAAACACACAAACACGGGTCTAGGCAGTGGAGCTTTTGAGAAATGCGCCGCTTCTGGCTCCGTGAAATGATTGTACAAGATGACAGGCTCTAGGAAATAGCCCTTCGATTGAGCTTTCTTAAATTCTTTTTTCTCAGCATCGTTCATGTGCAAGTTCCTTAATAGAGGTTAAATAGAGTATAGCGTTTATACATGGTCTTATCAAATATTCTTATTATCCAAATTTCTTTTTTATATATAGATATTCTTAGAGACTAGATTATACAGGACACTTAATAGCCTAGTCCCAGGACACTTAATTTTTTGGAGGGTAGTTTATGCACAAGTTATTCACATGGCGAGGACACTTAATTTCTTTCCTTTGGTCGGTGCTTGATTTTGGGAGGGGTATAAGGGGTACAACCAGAGGGGTATAAGAGGTATAAGGGGTAAAATGTAAAGAATACGGACAAAAAGCGTGTTGAAGTGTACTTAAATAATGCGTGGGGAAAATTGGAGCCGAATTTAACTATGTGAGGATTGGGTATTTCTCGTCAGTTTTGGCTTTGACTGTCTCGAACGGTAAGCCATGATCCATCAAGTGCTTGGAGTAGGCTATGCGCTCTTCGCTGCGCTTCACCCGTTGATCGTGGGTTGTCTTGGCAGCGACACGCTTATAAAGCGGTCGAGGGGGTGGCGCAGCAGCCTTAGGTGTTGGTGCGACTACGGCAGCTGGTGCAGGCTCGTTTTTGCATAGAGCGCTTTTTATCATTGAGGCGAGTCTTCCCTGATTTCGCTTGCAAGTTTCTTTTTCAGCTTGTGACTCATAGAGCGGGGCTGATTGAGCCTTCTTCTGCTTGGCTAAGCTTTTGCGTTTGTAATGCTGGGCGGTTTCAAGAGAGGCATTTGATATGCGAAGGTCGTAGAAGAAGGTTCGGGCAATCCGAATCAATCGCTGACTAACCCACTTACCACCCACCTTAGCCCGTCTGTAGTGGACATAGAGATAACCTGCTTTGATCATGTCTTTGATCGCGCGATAAGCTCTTTTGCCTCTAACACCAGCCTTCTGACAGATGTAGGTTGCTTGAGCAGGGAGCGTCTCTCCATTGTCCATTGGTGTGCCAACCTGCAAATCCTCTAAGTTGAGGTGAGAAACCAGCACTTGCCCCACCAGACTGATGCTTTCACGGCGCTCCGAGCGCTGGGCGTGCGCTTCAGAATTGATATGACGCAAAACAGGGAGATACTTATCAGGAGTATAATAAAAGGATTCAAGCGCCTTATGACAGCGCTTGATAAAATGAGGCAAGCTGCCTTTGGATTTCAAGAACCTTGGGTTGAGCGGGTCATGCCCACAAAGATTTCCAGCAGTTGTGCTCGTCATAATTTTTAATTATACCTTGAACCTTGCAGAAAAACACCCCCTTTAACACCTAATTCCTAAAGCTCGTACCCACCAGATGGAAGGAAGCACTAAAGGCATGAGAAAGGCCTTATGTATTCTTCTGTTCCCGAATATGCGTCCTTGTACCCTAGACTGGAGAACACCAGCCACGCACACCATACGGAGACAGTTCGGGCACAATCGACGACTTCGGTAATAATATTATAGTCTATACGCTCCCTTTCCAGCAACCCCTGTCTCGCAAAAAGATATTATCGCCTTTTATCAATCAGTTAAGTAGACGTATTGACAGACACCCCCCTAGCTAGTGGCGCGTAGAATGGCTTTTGCGCTCCGCTAAGGTGGTGGTGGAATCTGCACGCTCCCCTAAAGTACTTAACGCTTTCACAAAATGAAACAACCCATTTCGTAGCTTTCGTAGCTTTCGTATCAAAAGTTCGTAGCTTTCGTATCAAATTAATGCGCTTTTTGTGCATTGCGCCTATTGCTTTCCCTCTTATGCCCTCCCATTGAACCTTTAAGTATGGCTTAACAGTTCGCCCTACCACAAAAAAATTAGCAAATGTCTTACAAATCTTTACACAAAACACTGATAGTCAAAAATTTTGAGGCTGCTAGACTGTGTGCAGATTAACTAAACTAGGAAACCAATATGACAATTGACAAAAAAGAGATTAAACAAATGGTAAAAGATCTAGCTAAAGCTAAAGAAAATGTCGCAGAAGCACAGGGCGAGAAAGAGACTAAGGAAGAGATTAAGGAAGAAGATAAACCAATGAAGCGCACCACCCCGAAAAAAGTAATTAAGCAGCCCCCCAAGAAAAGCTACTTTGAGGAAAAGGTAGAAGAGATCAATAAAGACTTTGAGAAAAAAATTACTGGAATTATATGGGCTGAAACTGAGATTGAGGTGTATTCGGGTAAATTTGGGAGATGGCCAGATTCTTATCCTGAGATGGTAAGCGGGGAGGCCAAAAGATATGCTCGCCAACTTATGAAAGAAGCAATGGAGGCGCATGTTAAAGAATTTATGGATAAATACCTTTCCTACTATTTATGCTCGGATCATAAAATCATCAGAAATAAAAATGTCAAAAAAGATACGTTGGCCGAAAAAGTAGAGGAAACCACCAATGATTGACTGGGAAACAACTGACAAACTAGTCTCGCTAAAAGACGAAATATCAAAACACACCAGCAAGCACGGCATTACCTGGGATATGTCAGAAATAGACAACGCCATCAAACGCTCGATCAGGTGCAAAGAAAAGATTGCTATTGAGGCCATCACTTCAAAAAGCGGGGTGACAAGAGAAAAATCGCAATCCCCCGACGAGCAAACCCAATCTTATCTTTTGAATGTGCTACGAGAGAATGACAAGTTTAACTTTGTTCAACTGCAAGGCTATTTAGAAAAGCAGGGGCAGAAAATAAAACGAAAAGAGCTTGAGGCGCATTTAGATGCATTGGCTGAGGCTGGTCAATTGCCGTATGAGATAAGGGGATAGAAGATGAAAGAAACTGAATTTTATTTAGCTGAATTACATTCACTGCTTAAAGGCTTAGAGGCCAGGACAAAGGCGATAAGCGAGTTCTGGTTTGAGAATCGAATAAAAATTGCATCGGAGGGTTGTCTAAATGCCGTTGAGTTAATGACCGATGAGCTAGATATACAAGTAACGCTACTTGCATCAGCATCTGCTAAGATCGAAAGGTTTCGTAACGAAATGAGGGAGGGGAAAGATGAAGAATGAAGAACTGAAGAGAATCCTACTAAAATTGATGATAAGAATAAGAGCCGATGATATTACAATCCATCAATGTTGGTGGCCATCTGATGTGGCTAGTACTTTTGACAAGTGTGGCATTTATTCTTTAGTGGCGCGTACCCATAAAAATAGCGAATATTATAGACAAGTTATTAGGTCTATTATAGGAAGCTTAAAAGAATTTGATTTAACCAAGGAGACAGAAAATGATACTACCAAAACATAAAGAAGAGGACTTTGATGAGTTCCGCAGAAAAGGCCTGTGCGGTTCTGACATTGCAGGCATATGCGGGGTGAGCAAATGGGTAACTGCTTTGGATGTTTACAAGCGCATCAAAGAGGGGACTAAGTTTGGGCCTAGCGATGAAACAAGCGCCTATTTCGGGCGCCAAATGGAAGATGTGATTGTTTCTTGCTATTGTGATAAGCGGGAGGTTAAAGTTAGACAGCACGCGCAGATTATTCACGACAAATATCCTTTTATTCGTGGCAATACCGATGGGTTATTGGATGCCCCTTTTGTTCTGGTTGAAGCTAAAAATATAGGGCCATCTGCTATGCGCGAATGGAAGCTGGGGGATAAATGGATAGTGCCAGCTAAGTATCGCTTCCAATGTTTTCACTATTCCAACATCTTGCAGCCTGAACGAATTGATGTGGCTGTGCTATTTTGCGGGAATAAGCTAGAAATCATCACGCTTGAAAGAAATCTGAAATTTGAAAAAGCGATTGAGAATAAATGTATTGACTGGTGGGAAAAGCACATCATTAAAAATTGTGCGCCTAAGCCTACAAGAGTTTCCGACATTGACCGCTATGTAAAAATAATTCCAGAGAGTACAATAGAGATAACTGATGAGATACAACAAAAAATTGAGCGTATAAAAGAATTGAATCCTTGCGTAAAAGAACTGAAAGAACTTAAAGACGATATTAAGTTATTCATGGGGCCTCATCAACACTTAATGTGCAAGGGAAAAGTTGTAGGAACATTCAAAGAGTTTCAAGTAAACCGGTTTAACATGCAGAGACTTAAACAAGAAAATCGGCATTTCTTTAATCAGTTGCAAGACGATTATTATGACGAAACAACAAGTAAGAGGTTAAGAGTATGAATAAAGCCAAACTAGACGCTTTGCTTGAAAAAGCACAGGAGGCCCACACGCAGACTTACTCCCTGCACGCTGCGCTGGCGGGTAAGGTAAGTCAGTTCAACGATGATATGCAAGAAGTCATATTTGAAGAGCGAAACAAAATCATGGAAATACAAAGCGATTTGATTCATGAAATTGAGATATTTAAAAAAGGAGAAAGCAATGAAGAATGAAAAATATCAGGAGCTGCGCTCTTGCCAAACTATTAAGATGATTCGGCGTCGCCTTCAAAACATCGAAAAAAAGCTGAACATAACCGGATGGGGAAAGCGAGATAGAGTGGACGAAGGGAGCGGGAAGATAAAAATAGATCTTGACATACCTACATCCCTGCAAAAGCTACGAGAAAAAATTATTATGGATTTTCGCAAGGAGCGAAGTGATGAAGGTTATTCCCTTTCATTTAATACTAATGACTTGCACATGCCTCAGGACTGGTGGGAGCAATTCGATAGTATAATTGCTCGTTGTTTGGAAGAAATTGAAAAAGGAGAAAGCAAATGAAGCGATGCCCCTGGTGCTATCGACTCAAGCAATGGGCGATCAAGAAATGCTGTCCGAAGCCGAAGCCTTTTCCTACGGAAGAGCTATTTGAGCTAAGGCAAGATATAGGAAATTTGAGCGAACACGTTAACCGGCGTCTCAGCATGATGTGGACGAAGGTTGATAAAATTATTTCACAAGGAGAAACCAATGACAATGACTAAAGAACAAAAAGCCTTAACCCCCTTAGCAACTATTTCTAATAAGCTTCGGGAAAAGGATTTCGCCGAAAAGATATTGAAAGCGATCCCTGAACAAACGGCATCCTCTTTTCCTGAAAAGATTGCAACGCATGTCATGATGGAGATATCGGAAAATTCAGCACTAGCCAACTGTAAATGGAAATCTATTGCTAAGTGCGTGTTAGAGTGTTCCGCTTTGGGATTATTTCCTTCAAAGTTGCTAGGGCATATTTACTTAGTGCCTTTCAAAGACCAAGCGACCATCATAGTTGGGTATAAAGGGATTATTCAGCTATTTTTGAGAGACCCGAAAGTCTCGCGAGTCAAAGCTAAAGTGGTGCGCTCCCATGATGAGTTTAAAGTGATAGAAGGCACTGAGGATAAAATCATTCATAACCCAAACCTAAAAGAAAGGGGAGAAATAACCCATGTCTATGCTATCGTCTTTTACACGGATGGGAGCAATCAGTTTGAATGGATGGATAGAGCGGAAATAGATGAGGCAAAAAACCAAGCCAAAACACAAAAATTCTGGAAGCCTTATTTTAAGCAAATGGCACTTAAGACAGTTGTCAGAAGGCTAGATAAATATCTTCCGTTCAATGCTCTCTATGAAAAAGCATTAGAAATCGAGCACGAAACAGAAATTGACCCGGATGAAGGCTCAATCCTAGACGGCGAATACAGGGAAACGCAGTCCGATGAAGCATTGATCAACCTACTGGAGGAGGGGCGTGATGATTAAAGAAGCCGTGCAGTTAAAGCTCGCGGCAAGATTGCAGGAGGATGAAAGAAATGACACGTATTAAATGTGAATAAAATGCCAAGCCTTGAAGAATTTTGCGGTGATGAATGGCTAAGTATTCGCAAAGACGCGAAGAAGCTAGCCGCTGCGGCTGCGCTGCGCTCTGCTGACTGGGCGATCAAGCATGGCAAGATTCCTTATGGCTACACAAAGACGGTTGAGTGCGCCAATTGTGGCAAAGTGAAATTATGGCCTGAGTGTCCTGAAAAAGTGTTGGGGTGTCCTTGGTGTCATGTTGATGTTAAACCGGAGATTGATGATGAATGAGAAAGATAAGAACAGTATAAAAAAATTTATAGCAACTGTTCAGAAACAGATTGATTATTTTGATCATGTGTTGAATAAAAACAAAGGCAACTTGTCTCTCCAGGCAAAATTCTATCCTTTGAAATATGAGTTTTCTAAATTACTTGAATACCTAGAACAAGAAAAGAATAGAACAAAAAGCTGGGGGAGAACCATTGAAACAGAAAATAAGATTTTCAATATTATTAAAAAACACGTGGAAGGCGTTTCAGTTAATTTAATTAAAATAGAATTAGACAACCAATCAGAAAAACCTATCAATGAATCTACAATGGCTAACCGATTATATAGCCTGCACCGCGTAAGCAAGATTATCGAAAGAGTCTCTAAAGGAGTGTATAAAGTAAAACCTAAATTTGAGGAAGACAAATGAATATAAACAGTACATCTTTTTGGGCACTCGCTTTTAGTGGCCCGCTTTCTACAATTACCACCCTTTTTTTTATTGGGGGGTTCATCTGCGCTATAATAAGTATTTTTTCGTTTCTATCCGGTATACCAATGCGCTACCCTGACTGCACTTGGCGTTCAGGGTTTGGGAGAGATTTACTTTTTTTTTCTATAATATTTTATATTATAGGTCTCGTACTTTTAGGGTTTATAAATATATAATTAAGGAAGAAAAATGAAATATTTACAAATAAGACAGTTTGACGAGGATAATAAGAATGTGACAGATCGCCAAATTTGCCTAGGGGTTCGTCAACTTCGCCTATTAGCTAAGCTTTATCCATCGACAGATATTCGTCAAGATTTGGCCGATGCGGAAAATGATGTAACTTATTCAGGCATACAATGGAATTATCCCTTAGAAAGCCCATCCTATGATGAATTTGAGGATTATGTCCTTGGCTGGGAAAGAATGAGGCCGTGTTATTGTGGCCATGAACAGTGTGCTCGCCATAAAGAACGTACAGCACGCTACCGATACCCAGGAGATGAAAATGATGAAAGAAATTAAAATACCAACTGATGAAGAATTAAATAAAAAAGCAGATACTATCCTTGGGTGTGATAAGGCGTTTGATGGCTTTAATAGTTTTCTTAATAAGGTTAGCGATCAGCAACTGACAATAGAGTTTGAAGATATAAATTATTGTTTTAACATAAGAATCGGCTCTTTGTTTCCTTATTTAAATATTCATGATATGTTTACGCTAGGAACAAAAAGTGCATTTTGCACTGAAGTTCTTCTATACCTTATGAAACATTATTTAGAAACTGGTTCATTTGAAAAAAGAATATATATTAATCCAGGCGAACCTTTTCAGAAAAAAATTTTCCTATTGTTAAATAAATGTCCACCTAATATATTACATTAAAAGAAAGTGAGAAACATTATGAGTTATACCATTAAGGGAAAATATTTCCCTGACCACTATACATTGATAAAAGATATTCATAAAAAATATGGGAGTTGGGCAGAAATAGAAAGACAAACAGGGGTATCAGTCAGGAAATTTGGCGCAAAAACGCAGCGACACCAGCCGATGAGATGGCATTTATATCGCCCTCTATGGCTTAATTATTATAATGAAAATATTTCTTTTCCTCCTCTTCATCATTTAATAAAGCAATTACTTCAAATATATAGATTGAAAGATATTACAGAAATAACGGGCATAATCCCACAAACTCTTTCTCTTATAAGAAAACAACAACAACAAACAACTTATTATGAAAATTATTTAAAAATATACCAATTATATGAAGAAAATAAAGGAGATATATTGGCACTTCCAGTCTCTACTTATTCGCCAATCATCTCTACAAAACGATTAATAAAATTTAGCGAGAGAAAGGGATTTCCACCCCCATCCTTTTTAATTAAAAAGATAAAGAAAGATAAAGGGGGTTCATACCGAAAACTAGCCAACTCAATAGAAATATCTCGTTGTGTTGTAATGCGAATTGTCTTGAATGGTTGCGAAAGTGTGTCTTGTAAAACTTATGTAAAATTATTAAAAGGCGCCAATATTAAATCTCCTTTCCCAAACCTTTCGTTACATATGCTGTTAGATTTTCTATGCGAAAAGCATGGATCAATTGAAGGCGTAGCTCGAAATCTTAAACTTAATAATTCAAACATAAGGAATTGGCATCTAAGGGATTACCAAGCAAGCAATATTTCTTATTTTAAATATCTTTATCTCTATTTTACTTACCAAGCGCATCATGATGAGTCTTCTAAAAAAGAAAGAACCTGAATCATATTCGGATCATTCGCCTTAATCCATGTCGTAGGGATACGGTAAACTATATATCCCAGAGAGGCTGCCAGATTATATTTCTCGCAGTCTTTCTCATAGCCTGAGCCTCTGGTATGTCGCCCACCGGTATAGATGGCTCCCTCTACTTCAATAAGGATTTTCTTGGAAAGGATAGCAAAGTCAGAGCGAAAGCGTCTGGGAGGAGAAAAACGATATTCTCGCTCAAATGAAATACCTTTTTCTTTTAACAATGCAGCTAGAATATCTTCATAAACAGAAAGTGATTTGATCATGCCATACCCCTCAATATAACATCTTCTCCAGTGCGTGTCTTTAAATTAGAACTTATATTCCTGCGTGTACTAACAATTTCTATATCAAAATCCTCATAAAGCTCATGCACTAAAGGATGATTAGAATTGGTTAGCAAAACATAGCATCCTATTTTTCGTAAGCGTTTTACTTCCGAAGCTAGTTCTATATGATCTTCTTCATAGAACTGTTCTTTTGTGTATCCCGTAAAATTAGCATATTTTGAGATAGGCAAATAAGGAGGGTCAAGAAAGATAAAATCCCCTCGCTTTGCAGTCTTACGCAATATATCTTTATAATCACCATAAATAATTTGGGTTCCTTTCAGTACATCAGCAGCCGCTAATAAAACATCAATTTGGCATATATTAGGTTTTTTGTAACGGCCAAAAGGAACATTAAAACCCCCCTTCTTATTCACTCGATACAATCCATTGTAGCATGTTCGATTAAGGTATATGGTTCTTGCTGCAGCGAAGTAGTTATTTAAATCTTCAAACACCATCGATCTTATTTTGTAGTAATATTCTTCAGTATTTTCAAAATTCTTAAGATACTTAATAACCCTATCAACACCAGAAGAAATTGATTCATAAACGTTAATAAGCTCAGGATTCAAATCTCCGATAATTCCTGTATGAGGATGAACGGAAAAAAACATTGCCCCACCACCTATGAATGGTTCAATATATTTTCCAAACTTCTTAGGAGCTTTTTTCATCAACTCGGGAAGTAATTGGGTCTTCCCACCAGCCCATTTCAAAAACGGTTTGGCATTGCGCTCCATTAGGTTAATCATGTTCTACGTGGAACTTTTCCTGTCGCTTCTTATGAAGCTTGTATCTTCGATAGATTTCGCAGGGTGGGTCAATCATCCAGCCAATTAAAGCCAATGGCCAACCGACCATGAGAAGCCAAATAACTGACCAGGGGATAGTTGTAATCATCACTTGATTAGCAGCTTTGACTTCAAGCAAGTCTCTGCCTGCTATCTCCCCTAGATTGTGCTTGGCATGGCTATTATCACCAATTTTGGTCTCAATTTGAAGCGGCGTTTTTTTAAGTGGCAGCACTTTTTTACCCGCAAGCCATCCCACCCCAGTGCACGCTGAGAGAACGAGGCAGAATGTAAGGCCAATGGCTATTTTTTGCACGGAATAGCCTGCCCTTTAATAATTTTGTTGCCAACGATAGATACAGCCGTTTTTTTGCCAGGATCAACCGATTCGATTTTAAAATCAAA